ATTTGGTGTCCATAGAGATGTAGGTTGGGAACAAGCGATGTGTGATTTAAATCCTAATTTAAATATACATTGTTTTGACCCTACACCTGATAGTATTACATTATTTGAAACAGATTTTAGACATAAAGAAAATATGACATTTCATAATGTTGCTTATATGGATAAAAAAGGTAAGATGAAATTTTACTTTAATAAAAATGATTTAAGTAAATGTTATTCTTTATTACCACTACCTCAATTAGGGGGAGACGCTTATATGGAAGTGGACGCTGATAACTTAACTAACATTATGGCTGAACATATGCCACAAGTAGATATTATTAAAGCAGATATTGAAGGTGTATGGTATGAAATATGTAGAGAGATATTAGATAACAATATAGATTTTAAAGCCTTTCTAATTGAATTTGAAGTTAAACTTATTGATAATGAGGAAAGTATTTTGAGATATGAAAATTTATTAAAAGAATTTAAAGAGAAAGGTTATAAACTTTACTTGAATAGACCAAGAAATAAAATATTAAGTGAAGCGATTATATTAAAAGATAATGGATAATAAAAATAAAATGAAAAAAGTTAAAGATTGGTGGTTTCCAAATAGTGATGAACATTTAAGCCGTGCAGTAGAAAAACCTACTTGGTTAAGTAGAGGTTTTGATTATCAAACACAACAAAGAGATTATTCAATTCATTTAGCAAATACTTATTTTTCTAGGTCCAGAAGAGCAATAGATATTGGAGCTCACGTTGGATTATGGACAGTTGACCTTTGTAGATATTTCCGAAGAGTAGAATGCTTTGAACCAATACCATTGTTTAGAGATTGTTTAAAACAAAATTTAAAAGAAAATAAAATAGATGTTGAAGGATATGCTATTCATCCTAATGCTTTGGGAAAAGAAGAAAAGGAAGTTAGGATGACGATAGATAAACATAATACAGGTGCAACTCATATAGCTTCTGATGGACATATAAAAGTATTAATGAAAAAATTAGATTCGTTTAAATTTGATGGAGTTGATTATATAAAAATAGATTGTGAAGGTTCTGAATTATCTATAATATATGGTGCAAGAAAAACTATACAAATAAACAAACCTATAATAGTTATGGAAAGTAAAGCTAATAAAATGGGTTATTCTGCTTTTGTTACAGCAAAACATTTATTATATAAGTGGGGTTATAAAATAGATAATTCTATTGAGTCAGAAACAATATTTGTACATAGATATAATATAAAAAGAGATTGGGACAAAGGTAAAAAACAACAACGAAAAGAGGATCCGTTACGACCTCAATTGGATCCTGATTATAGCCAATACGAAGATAAAAAAGAATTTTCTGGACCAGATGTTTTGTCTGATGGAAACTCTGCTTATAGAATTTATGAAGATGAAGATAAAGACGATAACGACCTGGAATAATAATTTATACAAAGGTTATGCTCATAGATTTGAAAAGACTTATAAATGGCCTTTTGAATTAAAAGTATATAATGAAGATAAAGATTTATTTGATAAGATACCACAATGTAAAGCATTTGTAGATAGAAATAAAGATAGATACAAATATACAAGCTGGGAAGAAAGAACAAATGATTTTATAAAAGATGGTGTAAGATTTTGTTATAAAGTATATTCTTATACATATTCTATAATGACAGAAGACGCTGATGGTTTAATTTGTATAGACGCTGATAGTGTATTTTATAAATCTATTGATGAAGATTGGGTAAAAAAACATATACATAGGGACGATTGTATGATGACTTATTTAGGAAGACCAAATTATAGTGAGTGTGGTTTTTTATATTTTAATTTAATGCACCCTTTAACGATAGAATTTGCTAAAGAAATGCAAGATATGTATAACCATGATTTAATATACAAAGAAAAAGAACAACACGATTCATATATTTGGGATGTAGTTAGAAAAAGATTTGAGAAAAGAGGAGTTAAGAATTATAATATTGGTGATGATAAGGTTGGCCATGTACAAGCAAGGTCAGTATTAGGACCAATATATGACCATACAAAAGGTCAAAGAAAAATAAAAGGGAAGAGTCCAGAGGCTAGAATATGATTAGAATATTATTAACATTTATTTTTATTTTATTTTTTAATGTTCAAGCTAATGCTTTAGAACTATTAATGGGACATAACCCTATGTGTGGTATATGTCAAAAATTTTTGAAAGAGGTAGCAGTTGATTATGATAATAAAGAGTTACCTTTAATTATTATTAATTTATATAAACAACCTGAATGGTTTAAAGAAGCATACAAAGAAGGAAGAATTAAACCTATTAGAGGAACGCCAACATTTATTGTATGGAATGGTAGAAAAGAATTAGCAAGAATTGCTGGTTATTATGATAAAGAATCGTTTTATGAAGATTTAAAGGAGATAATAAAATGAAATCAGGAAAAATATGGGGTTCAACAGAATTAATACACGCCAATGGAGTGTTAGAATTTCATAGAATAGAATTTAAAAAAGGAATCCAATGTTCCAAACATAAACACAAATATAAATGGAATGGATTTTTTGTTGAGTCAGGTAAATTGATTGTAAGAGTATGGAAAAATGATTATGATTTAGTTGATGAAACAATTTTAAATGCAGGTGAATTTACCCAAGTGAGACCTGGAGAGTTCCACCAGTTTGAAGGATTAGAAGATGGTGTAGCTTTTGAATTATATTGGGCAAAATTTGACCATAACGATATAGTTAGAGAGTCAGTAGGAAGGAAAATAAAATGATTAGAGACCTAGAAGGTACAGGTTCAGATTTTGGTGTTGAAGCGAATGGGCAACCACAAGATGAAGCACACGCATTGACATATGAAAATGAGTCAGCAATTCAAAGAACGGTTACAATCCCTTTAAGGGAATATGATAAATTGCAAGAGCAAAAAAATTATATAACCAGTAAAACTTTAATTGATATTATAGATAATGTTGAACGATTGGTAAGAGCTTTAAGAAAACATATTGTTAGAACAGATATAAAGTAGGTAAATTATATGACAAAAGATAAATTAGATTTTGAACCTTTGCATAATAGGGTATTAATTAAATCAATGGATGTAGAAGAAACAACTAAAGGTGGAATTATAATTGCTGATGTAGCCAAAGAAAAACCACAAGAAGGTACAGTTGTTGCTATAGGTAAAGGAGCGAAAACTGAAGATGGAAAAAGAATTCCAATGGATGTTAAAGTTGGTGACAAAGTTTTATTTGGTAGATATGCAGGTAGTGAAATAAAAGTTAATCAAGTAGAATATACTATAATGAAAGAAAGTGATATAATCGGTACATATGAATAAGGTTTTTATTGGATATGATGAAGGTGAAAAGATTGCCTATTATGTTCTGGCTGAAAGTATTAGAAAATATGCAAGCAAGCCAGTATCTATTATACCAGTAGCTTTAAGCGGTTTAAGAAATACTCCATTTCAAAGACAGAAACAGAAAAATCAATCTACAGAATTTGCATTTAGCAGATTTTTAGTTCCATATTTAAGTGATTATAAGGGGTGGTCTTTATTTATGGATTGTGATATGATGGTTAGAAATGATATAAACGAAGTGTTTAAATTAGCTGAAGAAAAATATGCTGTAATGTGTTGTCAGCATAATTACGAACCAAAAACAAGTATCAAATTTAGAGGTGCTGTAAACCAAACATTTGAGAAAAAGAATTGGTCATCTTTTATGCTAATTAATAACAAACAATGTAGAACATTAACTCCTGAATATGTAAATACCAAAAGTGGTTTAGAATTACATCAATTTAAATGGTTACATAATGACCATCAAATAGGAGCATTACCTTTAGAGTGGAATTGGTTAGTAGATGAATATGATTATAATCCAGAGGCAAAAAATGTTCATTTTACTTTGGGTGGTCCATATTTTAAAGATTATAAAGATTGTGATTATTCAGATGAATGGTTTAACATATATGAGGATTTAACTAAAATAGACTTATGATTATAACACATACAATGGATTGGCAAAAATGTCTATCTCATCAAATATGGCCTGCTATTAAAAAGGGTTGGCAAGATGAAGATAAGAACATACATTTTTTTTGGGGATTAGCAGGTAGAAATATTAATGAGATTAGAAAGTGTATTGAGAAGAAGGAAGAATACTGGTATGTTGATGTAGGTTATTTAACTCAACAAATTACTAGATATCCAGAACCTGAAATCCATGATTATGATAAAACATATTTTAGAATAGTTAAAGGTGGTATTCATAGCATAAAAGGTAAAGTAGGTAAAGGTATTAGATTAAGAGAATTAGAACATAAAGGTATTAATGTCAGATTTAATGGTTGGACTACAAATACAAATCATATATTGTTATGTCCATCATCACCAACAGTTACTTTCCATATTAATGGTATGTCCCAGGAAGATTGGATAAAACAAGTGGGTGAAGAAGTAAGAAAATATACAGATAGACCTATTAAAATAAGAAATAAACCTAGACCAGGAAATGAATGGTGGGATAGAAATCTTTTAGAAGACTTAAAAGGTTGCCATTGTTTGGTAACTAATATGAGTTTGGCTTCAATTGACGCAATTTTAAATTATGTACCTGTAATTGCAGACGCAAAAAATGTAGCTTGGCCTGTATCAAGTAGAGAATTAAAGTTTGTAGAGAAACCTTTAAAACCAGGAAGAAAAACTGTAGATGAATGGATGAAATGGATGGCTGAACATCAATTTACAATAAAAGAAATAGAAAATGGTATAGCATATAGAACCTTAAAGGAACAATATGACGCCAAAAAATAATGTTATTTGTGTATATTCGGGAGACAAATATAAAGTAAAGTATCCTAACACACTTTATAGTATGTGTAAAAGGAACATATCAATACCTTTTGATTTCTATTGTTTAACAGATAATTTAGAAGACCCATTTAATCCAGCAATTAAAACTATAAAAATACCAGAACCTCAATTAAAGACTTGGTGGAATAAAGTACATTTATATAATCCTGAACTAGGCATAGAAGGTAATATATTATATATGGATTTAGATGTAGTTGTTATAGATAGTTTAGATGATTTTTTTAAACAATACCAACCAGATGATTTTTGCGTTATAAGAGATTTTGGTCAACCTACTAGTACAATCAATACGAGTGTTTTAAGATATAATTTAAAACACCATTCACATATATTTGAATCGTATATGAAAAATAGAAAAGAGATTGACGCTTTACACGGTGACCAAAATATGATAACTGATTTAATGTTTAGACATAAACAAACACAATTCTTACCAGATGATTGGACATATTCTTTTAAATGGCCGACAAGAGGTAAACCCAAACAATATCAAAAGTATAAACCTAAAGAACATCCTAGAAAAAAGGATGCTAAAATATGTGTGTTTCACGGACACCCTAATCCAGACTATGCTATCAAATATGAGAGTGGAGAGTGGATTAAAGACTACTGGAAATAACTAGTAAAATCAACCATTTCTAAAAAATAGACGCAGTACGAACTATCAAGTGATACTTCTATCCGTGGTAGGAGGCGGCTATGTGTGTTTAAAATAGACGAATCAAGTGCGATTCATTAAATACCCTAGACATAGCAACAATTTTTCGGCAAAAATTATTGAAAAAGAGAACAAAATAAGAACATTTATCCAAAAAACCTAGTGTTTATGCGATGGAATAACTGGAATAATGCTTGCAAACTTCAGGTAAAACTGATAAGATAGCAGTAGAAATTGAAAAAAACACTATGAAAATTGAAAATTCAGATATGAAATTGTTAAAAGAACAATCTAAAAATACTATGAATCTTGTATATGGAAGAGAATATACAGATGACGAATCTGTTTCAGAACCATATTTTTATTCATATTCTACTATCTATAGAAATATGAATATATCATTAGTTAATAAGAAAAAATTAGAATCTAAATTCCCTGAAATGAAAGCTTATTTTGATAAGAATTATGTTGAAAAAGGTGAAAATTTTACAGGTAAGACAGAATTAAAAATAGTATTCGGAGATGAATATTATTGGACTTTCGGAGACGAATACGATTTAGATTCAAAAGAAGATGATTTTATGAGTTTATATAATGACTATGGACAATTATTTAATGGAAGACAATTTTTTAAAAAAGACTATAATACAGAATTAACAAACAAATATAAAAAAGGAGAAAAAACGCTATGAGTATAAAACAAACAGATGTATATCCATTTAAAGAGGATATAGGTAAAAATCTTTATAGAAAGAAAACTTACTATACACTTTGCATAGAACAGGATGTTTTGGCAAAAGATAAAGATGAAGCAGACACTAAATTAAGTGATTGTGGAATTGAGTATGATAAAATCAATAAAGACCTTACAGAAATGAAAGATGGAGTTGAAACCTATATGGTTGACGCTAACTATTCAGATTCAGGGAAAACTGAATTTATTGGTAAAGTTGTATATGATGAATATGACGGCTTAGAAAATGCTGTTGAAAATGGAGATGTTGAAATAGATTCTCTTGCTTCAGAAACCGATGTTATTAATGACAAAGGTGAAGTTGTATCGGCAGAAGAAAAAGAAATGGATCCTTTAGGCGATTTGAAAGAAATTGTTGATAGTAGCAAACCTATAAAAGATGAAGGGATACCATTTTAATGACAAATTTTAAAGAAATTATGATGACAATATTTTCTGTATTAGGAGTATTGTTATTAGTTGGCGCTACTGGTGCTGTAGAAACAGACCAATGGTTACTTGGATTTACATATATGATTATGGGTGTGAGTTCAATGTTTATTAGCATAATCTTACAAGGAGGAGTAAAATAATGAGTACAAAACAAATTGAAGAACTACAAGAAGATAAAAAAAACTTATATAAAATTGTGGACAAGTTAGAACAAAGAATAACTAGACTTGAAAATATTGAAGAAGCATTAAATCCTTTAGGTAAATATAAATTAGTAGAACCTACACAAATGGAACTACCTTTAGAAGAACCTGAAGATTCTAAAATTGATACATTGTTACAATTAGAAAATGAAATGAGTTTAGGTAAATAATGTTGAACGCAGATAAAATTATGGTAAGTGGAACTTACAAAAAATTGAAAGTAATGGGTGATGAACTTATTAGATTATATCCATCCCATAAAAATGAATTATCACTTGCAAAAGGGATACCGATGGCGTGGTTAAAACTTTTATATCAATATTCTAAAAAGGTTTCACCTTTAAGATTTAGATATAGAGGTAAATCAAAACCTAATTATGATAGACCTTGGGCATTTGTACATAAAGAATTTGCAGATAGTTTTGCTATATATGAAAGAAAATATGGAAGTGGGTATAGAGCATAATGAGTGATTTTTATTCAGAACATATGAAGAAACAAAGTAAGAGAAATAAGTTGGAAAGATTTTTAGACAAATATAATCATACAATGGAATTAATTAGAACTATACTTCCAATTATTTTGTTAATCATGCAAACAATAATTATAATAAAAATATTTTAATGAAAACAAAAACTATAAATGTTGATATAAAGAAAAAAACAATTCAATCAGCATACAATCAAATTAAACTTTTAAATAAGTTGGATTTTCCTAATTTTCAAAAAGGTGAACCACTTTACAATTTAGTTATGGAAATTAAAAGACAAATTATGAGAAACAAAAAATATACAACTAAAGAAGCAATTTTAGAGTTTTTAGATTTTTGGCCATTGAGTATAGTGATACCAGCGATGATACTATTAATTTTACTTGCTAATGTATTTGGATGGGGAGGTTCGCCGTAATATGGAAATGACTTTATTAGTAATTATTATCCTATTATTAGGATATGCAATCGCTACAATTGGCGATTCAAAAG